GGAAATAATGGTTCTCCTCAAAATTTCGTTATAAAAATATTCAAACATTGTTATAGTCCTTGTATCTTATATTTAGGGAATACCGAATGGGTTCTGTTCACTAAAGTCTAAAATATCATCTGCAGCAGATTCTATATTAACATTATCAGCAAATCCATCCTCTGGTGGATCTTCACTTACTACCCTAAGTGCATGAACAGCACCAGAACTTCCACCAGTTATATTTTCTCCAATACTGAACATTCCAGATACATTTGCTACCTCTAAAACATTCGTTGTTGCATTCCAAGTTCTTACTCTTCCCTTCACACCCGTAATAGAACCTGTGACAATTTCATTAAACTTAAAGTTACCACTATTATCAAGTGAAGGATCACCAATTGTAATAGTAGGACTAGAAGTATATCCAGCACCAGCATTAGTGATATTAATAGAAGTAATGGTTCCAGCAGAACTTACGACTGCTTCAGCAGTTGCCTGTGTATTTCCTGCCCCAACAGGTGCAGCAATAGTTACAGTAGGTGCTGTAGTGTATCCAGAACCAGCATCTGTAAGTGTAACGATACCAACTGCCCCATCACCTATAAAGACGGTTCCAGCAGCACCTGAACCCCCTCCACCAGTAATCTGGAGTGTAGGTGCAAGAGTATATCCAGCACCTGGATTTGTAATAACAACTTGCTGAACAGATTTCTGATTATCACTAATATTCAAATTACATACATTAATACCACTAATCATCGTGGCAGTAAGAATACCTGTGACCTTACCAGCAGGGGCAGAACTAACTCCAATAGTAGGAATCGAAGTATAACCACCACCCCTATTACTTAAAGTAATTAATCTAATAGAACCCTCAGTGTTAAATCCAACTACAGCAGTAGCAGTAGCACCAGTTCCAACTAAAGTTAGAGTTTGAGAAGATCCAAGTAGTGTTGATAGACCATCTTCAGATGTTCCATCTGCATTATCACCTATCAGAGTATCATCAATCTCAGCAACTCCAGTATCAATAATTTCATCTTCGTAACGGAAGAGCTCACATTTCAGAGTATATACATAATTCTCTCTTAACTGATAGAAAGGTTTCTCATGTTCAACATACTTAATTTCAAATAAACGATCACCTAGTGGAAAATAAACTAAATCACCTTCTTTAGGTCTAGTAGTTAACTTTACATTAGATTCGTTTTTTAATAGTGGTTGAATATATGTTTCCCATCTTTCTCTAGAAATAACAAGATTTACTTCATTAGTTTGCTCAATACCAAACTTTGTAAGTAAAGTGGGATTATCAGCATATCCTTCAAAATTATCTACATATGCTTCTAATGGATATGAATCGTCAAATATTGATTGTACTACCTCTCGTATGACTGTCTTCTCATTCATATACTTACGAGGAAGATAGTGTATCTCAACACCATACATCCTCAACTGTTCGTTGATTAAATCTTGTACTAAATTCTGTTCTGATGAAGATCCCTGTTGGAAAAATGGATTGAGCATAACATTATCCTACCATATCCAAAGGTGGAAGTTCATAAGTATTAGACATTTGTTCTCTGATAACTTCTAAATCTTTTTCAGCGTCATCATAGATTTGTCTTCCATTCATTTCTATTCCACCAGGTAATTTAACTCCTTGAAATTTTAATAAATTTTGTCCCCATTGTCTCTTTATAAGAGCAGTAGCATATCTCTTTAAGAATGAATCATTCCATACTCTAGTATAATCATTTGGATTCATAAGTCTAAAACATTCAAGAACAATAAATTCATCAACTTCACATGCTGACCAATCAATATCAAGATACAATCTATCTTGTCTTTGATTAAATCTAATTTGTTTTCTTGTTGTTAATAGATAATCAATATCAGACAAATAAGTCTGAGTCATTGCATAACTTAAAAGACCATTATATCCAAGATTAAACGCAATATCATTTAAGAATAACTGATATTTAATACTAAACATATTATTTGATATTGCATTACTTCCACCAAAACGGAATATCTTTTCTACTCCAATAACCGATGATGGTACTGGTATATAATTACTATTCTCATACCATTCAAAATCTGTTTCTGTTCCTGCAATATCTGCTGTTACAGTTTCTGTTGTTATTCCTGTTCTTTTCTTCCCAGTTAAAACAGATGCTCTTCCTCTATCAATATCCGCTTGAGTTATTTGATACTTAAGATAAGTTCTAACTACACCATCAAAATGCCTTTCATGAAAATACTGAATAGCATCATCAATCCTATCTTCACACTGTTCATCGGCAACATTAATCTCCAGCACGGGAGCTCCCAATTGCCTTAAGCAGTATTGTTTAAATTCGGATCTACTTCCTGGTTGTGCCATTTATACTCTACCTCTATAATATTTAGGGTGCGGAAGCAATTCCAGCATGAACTAATATATTTCCATTTACTATATTGTAAATTGTTGCTCCAGAACTTACTAGAACATTATATTCATATCTACCTTCAGAAAGGTCTCTAGTAGCAGTAGATCCCATCGATATTTCAAATATACCACCACCAGCACTTGTAAACCCTACGGTAAAGGTTCCTGAAGGTGTGGTAGTAGCACCAATTCCTGCACTTTTTTGCATTTGGGAAGATCCCGTCCAAACTGAAGTTGTTGTCAGTCCTTGAAAATCAAAAGCAACGTCAGAAGTATCAACCACATTAAATGTAGTCTTAAAATCTGCCCCTGTATAAAGTGCTAAATTAGCAGCATATGGGACTCCTGCATTTGGATCAAATGTCAGATTTTTACTTGCCATTGACTAATTCCTTGAGTAGAGATTTGATTTCACCAATTTCACCTTTTAAACTAGTAAGATCTTGTTCCATAGAATCGACTCTTTCGTTTCTTGATCTTTTTGCGCTACGACCAGCAGTATAATGACTATAATCTATAGAATTTACATTTACTATAGCATTTGTTCTAGGATCTCTTGCAAGATCTTGATGCCCTTCAATATTATAATTTGCCATATTAAGCAAGTGCCATAACTCTAAGATCCTTTACTCTAGGAACATACACCTGATCTGAAGATATTAATAGAAGTTTGATTCTATAATATCTAAATGCTGGTAGATCATCAGCAGTCCATGTGTAATCACTAAACTGTACTGCATCACCAAACCCATATTGATTTGTCTTAGGAACAAAGGCATCAGACTGACCATTATTATTAGCAGAATTGATTACTTGTCCTCTATTATTGAGATTATCAAATCCAGGGAAAGGTGTGAAGATTGGTTGGAATCCAGTTCTATCACCAATAGCATAGAATGCTCTAATATCAGAGTCAGCATGAACATGTCCAGCTAATAATATCTTAATGGAAGTAGCAGCATTCTCTAAAGATATTTCCTTAGTAATATACTGACATCCTGTAGGATCATTATCAAGTGTCTTCACTCTATCATCAGTAGCATAATTACTAATTACATCATTAACTCGGTTAGAAGTTAATATAGTGCTAACTCTTTGAGCATCAAGAACAGGAGATAATCTAGGATCAGTTGTTCCCAAAGTTAATCTCATCTGCATAGATTTGTTTCCTTCAACATTACTCAATCGGTCATCTTCATTAACTTTTGAGTAAACTGCTCTAGGACTTGTTAGATAGTTACTTTCACCAATAGTAATAGATTCCCATCCTTGATCGATATAAGGAATTTCATCTCCACTTAAGCTAGTAGCAGAAGTAGTTCTAATTTCAGCACCAATTGTAGTTCCCGTAACTGTCATATTATGACAAATTGGAGTAATAATTTGGAACTGCATATTTTGAGTTGCTCTAACCTGATATCCACCAGAATTTTGAGTTTGACCCAAATATAATTTAGGGAATCCAACATCAGTACTTCTATCAGTAGTATCATTATGTGATATACCGTCAATATTATCTTCACCTGACATATCAAGTTTAATATTATAAGAATCAAAACCAATTGAACCAGAAGTTGCACTAGTAGTTGAAGTAGATAAACCGTGATTTCGATTTATTCTTGCTAGAGAAATCCCACTAAGTTCATACTTCTGAACAGGAGTACCAACTGCATAATTAATCTTATTATTTCCCCTATTAGCAATAGTAAGAACATTACCAGAAACGTTGTTATACTGAATAACTTCCTCTCCAATCTTAACTAATCCTATGTTAGTTGTTCCAACTCCGACATTTTCAAAGTTCTCATAAACACTTCCATCATCTACAGTAAAGGAACTGCTATTACCAACATCTAAAGCAAGACTTAGTTTTGATGGTTTAACATTTCCAACAACACCAGATATCTTAACTATATTCTCAGTATCATACATTCCATGATTCTGATGATTAACTTTAATATGTAATCCATCAGATTCATTATCTAATGAACTTATAGTAACATTACCACCATGGCTGAAGTTCAATTCTGTAGTAACACCAGCACTATTGGTATATCTCATAGTCTTACCAGCACCAGTAGCAAAATTACCTTGAATATTGTCAAGTGTAATTTCATTAGTCATTCCAATACCAGCAATAGTAAATTGACCATCTCTACCAACAGTTCCACTAGCACCAGTAGAAAGACCAATAGTTGTAATTCCAACAACATCACCTACTTCATAACCACTTCCTCCTGAAGTAATAGTACAAGCACCAACTTGACCATTTGAAATGAATACATTACCAACAGCACCTCTTCCTTGACCTGTAACAGTTTCTAAATTAACTCCTGTAAATGTAAGGTTTCCATCGAGAGGAGTATATCCAATACCTACATTAGCAATCGTAAGTGTTCCTGTGGCAGAACCACCAGCACCTACAAGATTACCTGTAGCATTTGTTCCATCTTGTGAGAATGTATTACCTAATTCATAACTATCAGCAACAGTAGTTGCAAGACCAACTCTTACTTTCCGTGAATTAATAATTAATGGATCAGGTCTAAGTGTTGGAATTTGATTATTTCCTCTTGTCAATTCAGGACTATAGAATTCTACAGTTCCACTAGGTTCAAAGTCTGCCCTATACATAGTAAATTTAAGATCTTCCCATTGACTTGGTTCCCATGTAGAAGCATTTTGTGACTTAAAGAGAGATCCTAAGTAAGGCTGGTTAGAAATAAATGTATCTGTAAGTAAATCTGTTTCACCAATTCTAGAAATATAAACACTATATTGGTTGAGTTAGATGCTAATGCTATAGCATATTCAGTATTTCCACCTTCAAGATAAACAGGTGCTTTAAATTCAACAGTAGTTGCTACAGAACCATCTGCAGAAGTTACAACATCTGCAGGATCTAATACAATTTCAGAGAATGGAAGAATATGTTGTGTTGGGAATCCATTTTTCATGGATCTTAACTGGAATACACAAGGTATATCCATATCATCTTTTGTTCTAAAGAAGATATCACATTTAGTTACAAAAACTCCACCAGGGTCTTCTACCAAGAATGATTGTGCTAGAGGGTCATACCATCCAGTATTCGCTTGATTTGATTGTTGTCCAACAACATTACTACCCACAATTTCTGTTCCAAGATCACTGTGAACTATTTGTTCCTGGAATTCATGTCTTTGCTCAATTCTTGCATTTCTAATAGAAAGAATATTTTCCTGAACAGTTTCTAATGTTCCTGAAGCAGTATATGTTTCATCAGTAAGTGTGTTACACTTATCCTGATTATTATCTGCGTCATCTATTAATGTAAATGTTTTAGTTCCTGTTTCAAATCTTGGGAAATTAATATTATTTGGGTTAGGAATAAAGAATGAACCACCACAGAATGCTGAAACGTCTGAAAGAAGTTTTACATCATTAATAGTTGCTAATGCTCCACTACTTTCACCCTCAAGTATCATTCCACTTTCTACCCATCCATAATATGCTCCCTGTGCTTCAGTAGATAAGGAGAAAGTATCTACATTAACGATATCGGAAGTTGATGAATAAGAAGCAGGTAATGCAGTATTGGTATAAGGATTATCCCTAAATGTCTTAGTTGGGACATTATATGGACCTTCTCTATGATTTGATTGTGCAACCCTAAATTGAATTTCTGGGATACTATCATTAGTTATTTGACTCAATCCAGTATTATTAACTCTACCTTTTACAGTTTCACCAACCTGAAATGTTCCAGAAGTCATAGTTACATCAAGTAACTTAGGAACACAATACTTAGTAACATTCTGACCATCCATGAATGCATATAACTGTGTTAAAGGCTTAACTTTTTTAGCAACAAATTCAATATTTCTTGATCTCATATATGGAACAAGATCTCTACTTACAACTCTATCACCCACAGATTGCTCATCAAATGTTTCATGAACAATGGTTCTAAGACCAGATCTTTGTTGATGATCTGTTCTAGTGGTTTGTCTTAATACTTCTTCTCTGGTAGTGGTAGTTGTCTCTGTTATCCATGCAGCAGGGTTATTATCTGGTTCACCATTAATCCAACCACCTTGACCCCAAGTATTTGAGCTACTAGTTGTACTTTGTGCTCCACTAAATTCTACAGCAGAAGTTCCTGTCCATGTAGTTTCCCATGCATTCCAAACCACAGGTCCCATACCAGTTTGAGGATCAACACCCTCATTTCTTGCCAAATTATCCATTGTGGCAGCATAGTTACCTTCAGTTTGGATAATCTTAGCATCCAATCTTGCAGTATCAACCCATGTATCAGATGCAGGATTTAATTCCATAGTTCCTTGCCAGAAACTAATTAAGAAAGGAGTAACACTTTCAGATCTTGTAGCAAAATTCTGCTTGATCCATTCAACTTCACCATAATCTAAGGTTATAACATCTTCTTGTTTTCTAACATTAACCCCTTCAATAGTAGAAAATTGAAGGTCATCTGCAGGATCATTTCCTACAACTGGTCCGAATACACAATCAACTGAGTTAGTATAATGACGAGGACGTAATTCTTTACGTTTTCTGTCTATACTGTTATTAATCTTTATTTTATTCTCTTGTGGTTGGAATCCAGTAAAGTTATCAACAAAAAATCCAGATTTAAATCTATTAGCACCATCTTGGTCAGGAACAAAGAAGTTTGCTGTATTTGTTTCTAATAGAGAAAGTGTAGTATAATATTCAAGATTTTTAATTCTAGTATCAAGTTTCTTAATATCAGTCATCGTATATCTACGATGATTCATAAATTGTAGTGCAGCATCTTTAGTTACATACAAATATGCTGGAAGACCTACATCTGCTATTTCTATTGCATCATCAACAGGTACTGGTTTTTTAGGATCTTCTGCAGGATCTCCATATTTTACCTGGAATCTTCCTTCTTTATTCAAAAATATTCTATCAATTCTTGGAAGATAGAATGAGAAATCTACTACAATAGATTCATCTGATGCCAAAATACTTGGAGCAGAATCTCCATCTCCAGTAAAACTTCTTCCAAGGAATTCTAAAGGAGATCTATCTCCTTCAGCCACTGATGCAATTGGTACAACTCTGGGTCTTATATCAATAACATCCGCACAACTATGAGTATCAACTCTTGGAATATTAAATCCATACTTAAATTGATCATAAGAATTGATAGTTGTTATATCACCAGTATCACCAGAATCATATGAACCACTTTGGAAATATACTTTTATCTTCTTAGAAGGTGCATCAGAATCAGCTTTTCTCTTAATTATTCCATAATCATAGAAAGTTGATTCCCCACCACCAGAAAATGTATAATTTGAACCTATAGCAAAACTAGGTGAATCTAAAGTTGATACAACTGCTTGTGCTGAAGATTCTTGGAAAATTATTGTTTCTCCTTCTTTAAATAAATTTTCATTTTTATAAAGGAAACTAATTTGCGAATCAGTTAATTTTTCTGCCACTATAGCAACAGCGTCACTATCTTGTCCAACCATTTGTTCACCAACTATTAATTCATTAGTTGTTGTTGATTGGGTAACAATAGAAGTAAGATTTACTTTAGGGCAAGATGGATCAGCACTATCTGCAGATTCAAAAACACCATGAATCGCCACAACATCTGGGTTGTTTAATGATATAGTTTCATCTTGTACTCTAGTGCCATATGGATAACTACCATAAGTTAAACCATCATTTAAAGTTGTTGCACCAACACCAGCACCCCTCTGCTTAGAATAATTAATAACTACAGATTTAACTCTATTATTAATCTTCTGTTTTGCCTTTGGTTTTAATTTTTTAATAGTTGCAACCAAAGTTCCAGTATTATTACCAGCAGCCAATCCACGAATTTGAATCTGTTGACTAACACTTAAATCAAATTGATCTGCAGTTAGATCATATGTAGTACCATCAGCACCTATTAAAGAATATCTCTTAGGTGTAAATGGTTGGAAAGTCTCATCTGATGCTATAGATGGTAATGGTGTACTTAATTGACCATTAGCAATTGTAACATTAAAAGTCTTTCTTATAACAATGGATGCTGAAGTTAAATCAACATTAGAAATATTTTTCTTTGGAAGAGGTGTATAAAGAGTATTATCAGATGATCTATCTAACATACTTGTCAATATTCTTAAATCATTTACACTCTTAACACTAGTAAGAGGTAATGTTCCATCACAAATATCAGTAACAGTAGTAACTCCCACAATTTCTAAATGAGAAGATCCAACACTTACTACTCTTCCTCTTACAGGATCTTGTGATACATTTAAATCAGTATATTGAACAAGATTACCAACAGTAGTAATTCCTGGGAAATTTTCATTAGTACTTTGTATAACTGACTGTCCAGTAAATGTAACAACACCGACTGTTGCTACCCCAACATTAAATAAGACTGATGGAATTACATTTGCACTAAAAGTATTAATACCAACTAAACCATCCTCTGTTCCATAAACAGATTTTACGTCAGACACAGAGTACTCAGTAATACCTACAGCAATTCTTCCATTATTAATACCATTAACGATAATTTGTTCATTTCTAATAAACTTACCACTTACCTCATAAACAGTTAATCCTACTCCTGCAGTAACAGAACCTTGTAAAAATGCAGTAGCACCACTTCTTTTTCCTTTAATAAATGCAGGAACAGACTGAGTGATTGGATTGTTTAATTCTAATTCGGTAAATGTTTGAACATCATATAAAGATAAATCCCACTCATCTAAATTAGAATTAGTATCATTATAAGATTGAGATTCTAACCTAAAATCATAAACTCTTGCATATCCAATCTCGTTACCTGGAGCATTTTCAGCACTAGATCCCTTTCTCTCATCTCTTAAACTTAGAACATATGTACTACCGATACCTACGGTGGGAGTTCTATAAACACTATTCAATCTATAAGTTGGACCAGTATTATAAACAATTGCTTGATTTTCTATAAGTTTCGTAGTTCTAGGCTTTGGACAATCGATATATGTGGGATCTATCGTTTCAATCTCATAACCCTTTACATATGCCTTTCCTGGAGATATTTTATATAATGCTAAATCATCAGCTGGAGTTCCACCACTAGGGGTGAATTGACCAGCTTTGAATACTCCTCTATTTCCAATGTTATCATCTAATGAATTCATTAAAGTAACATCAAAAGGTTTTATATCATAGTTACCACTTTCATCATAAGTTCTTCTTGCAAGAGTATCTGTTAAATCCCAACCACCAGATCCTCCACCAAATCCACCTATCAATCCACCACTACTTCCTTTACCATTTCTACCACTTTTAGCAGTTTTTAAAACCCCATCTTTTATTGTACCTAATTCAATAAAACTAGTATCATCAAAATCGTCTATAGGTTTTTTAAATAAACTTAAAGTAATCTTTAATCTATCAGCACCTGGTGCAGCATAATTGTTATATCCCTGAGAATTATCATTCAAACTCTCATCTATGTCAGCATTAATTATTTCTTCATTTACAAATAAACCAACTCTACAATTAGGAGCTGTTCCATATTGATCTAAAAGAAGGGTTTCTTGTCTTACAGTACAAAAATTACCATGAACGAAATATACACCTTCCTGAATCTGGAAAGAAGACCCTGTTATAGCAGCACTATCAGCTACAGTAATACCAAAAGGAGCACCAGCAGCAATAGTTGTATTACCTAATAAACCAGAACTAATAATATTATTACATGTTAATTCTTCACCATCAAAAAATGTTTGAGTAGAATTATTAGTTGTACTAGAAGTTAAGTAATTAATATAAAGAGTAAGTTGTCCCCTATCAGAATCTTCAGGCAATAAAATACTATCAACAACAGCAGTTACACCAGATCTTTGTCCTGTAATTTTAGTTCCTACTAATTGATTTGCATAAGCAGATACAGGAACACCTTGATAATTATTGTTTATCTGTATACCATAAAAAATTCTATTATATCCTGTATTTCCTGGAATTACTTTAGCACCTTCTTTAAAAAAGTGCTTACCAAATTTTTCAATTTGATTTTGCAGTATAGATTGCAGAGTCGTTAATTCTCTTGCCTGAACAGGGAATCCTGGTTTAAACAGAACCCGATAAAAATCATCAGACGGATCATAGTCATCAAAATATGGTGCTACATTTAAATTTGTATTCTGAGGCATGATTTTCTAGAATTGCAATACTATTTTGATATCTTCTTTTTGGTTAACTGACCTAGTGATAGCTGGTCTATTGTCAACA